TTCAGCGCGATCTCGCCAAGGGCAAGGTCACTGGGAAAAGGCTGCTTCTGCGAAACAGCGCTTTTCTTGAGTTCTATCTGCAGGGACATGGCTATCGAGCCGATGGAAGCCGGTCATGGGCCGGTGTCTTCATTCTATGACTCCGTAGCGTATAGGTACTGGCCAAGTACTTGACCAAGAGACACGCCCAGCGCTTCAGTTCCTGCAGTTGTATTAGTTAAAGCAAGGCGATAAATCGCTCCATTTGTAGCCTCGGCAAATGCGAGAATTTCATCCGCTTGCCCTGGGTCTGGGCCATATCCACCCGTGGATCCGGCATATGTAAGGGTCACCTTGGATACATCCACACCTTCCCTGTAATGTAAAGTATTGCCATCTAAATAAATAGCAGTACCAACGGAGTCAGTGGTGTAAACAAAGCCGAATACATCCCCAGGCGGCACGGGGTTTGCACTAGCGGGCTCCGTAAAAGCGATATTCACTGCGTGGACGCCAATGTAGCGCTGCGCCGTGGCTTCGGCTGTAAGAGTTGCTAGCGCGACACTATTATCAACAACATCTTCTAGGTAATTACATTGAAGATCTCCCGCTGCAATAATAATTCGCTGCGCAGTTGCTTGGTATTCTCTAGCGCCCCCTGCGATCAAATGCGCAGCCAAGGCCATGTCTTCCGTATCATTGCCAGCATTAGCGCTTAGTGACGGCCAAAGAACATTGCCCGCAACAACTTCGGGGCCAGGCGCCCATCGCTGCAGCACACTATCAACGGTAACAAAGTATTCAATTTCATCCAATTCGTCGTGGGCGCCAAGTGGTGAATCAATCCCTCCTGCTCCGCTACAAAGCGAGTAGCGATTGTCTTGGCTAATGCCAACACCTTGAGCAGTAAGCGCGTTTTCAAGTGCGACAATCGTCGAAATGCTAGAGATAAATGCCACGAAGGCACGCATCGATCCAGACTGGTCAGTTGTGAAAGTTACATCAATGGAAACAGGTTTTAGCGTCCTGCCTCGTACGCCAAAGAAAGCTGGTACTGAATTGCCTGCCATGTCAGCTCACCATTGATGCGGTGTACACCACTGTATTTGCAGCGGCGATGTAGTAACCAATAATCAAATTGCCCGTAAGGCCAGCATTGTTTGTGGTTGGATTAATCCAAGTATTAACGGCGCCTTTCCAATAGGCGTCATCAATCCCGACCAGTGCCACTCCAGTGGCATTAGTGATATAGATAAAGCCGGACGTTCCAATGTATCCCGTCGTGACAGGCGTTCCAAGTGCCAGTGAGGTGGCGGTGCCTGTATGCGTGAAAGTGAAATTAGCGCTTAGGTCAAAGTTAGTATTGCCAGCCGTCCAAGCAACTGGTGTGGTCAGCAGTTTGTTTGCTGGGATCGTCGGCAGCTTTGCTAGCTCCAGTACGGGAAGCTTGGCATTGGTCAGCGTCGGGATGTTTGCCAGTGGGATTTCTGGCAGTTGATCTGTCGGCAGTAGAGCGCTGCCATCTAGCGTTGCAAGTCCGTTGGCCGCAGCTCTCAATGCAGCAAGGTTGCTCGGCACCAATGCGCGAGACGTGTCGCTATATGCTGCCGCCTCAGTGTTAGTTGCAATCTCGATGATGCCCTGCGCTGTAGTGGACGCGCTCGGGAGATTACTTGTCGGAATACTCGGCAGCTCCGAGATCGGCACCTTGCCCGTCCCATCAAGCGATGCCAAGCCATCAGACGCGCCGCGAATGGCACCAAGCGTTGCCGGCGTTACCGCCTTGTTGATATCTTCAAACAGCGCAAGTTCAGCAGCCGTGGCAAGCTCAATGATGCCGGCTACGGCAGCACTTGCAGCGGGCAATACATTTGGCGCAAAAGTTGGCGAACCCTCAACAGTGCCATTGATGGTCAAGTTATTGACCGTCGCCTCTTGCAGCGCATTAAATTCTTGGTTGATCGTCAGCGTGTCGAAGCTGGTCGGCACTGCTGGGAAATCAGGATCACCGCCAAGTGCGCCAAGACCAGCAGTTTCAGTGGTAACAACAGTATTGGTGCCGAGATCGTTGATCGTGTCGCCTTGAACGATCAGGCCGTCCTCGTTGAATCCGGTGTTGTAGACCCGGCCGCCCATATGGTTGACGGCGAAGTAGTCCACCTTGTGTTGGTCGGTCAATGCCGTCACTTGATACTTAGGCATTGCCTTGGAATAGTTGCCCTGGCCTGCCCATTCGTAGGCTTGCCCAAAGGCGCGGATCAGGCTCGGGCGGTTGAATTCCAGTGGCCAGTAGCCGCGAGCGCTGAGCTTGCCGCTCGGTGCAGGGCTCGCAAGTGCCGATGGATCCCAGGCACGATCTTCAGCAGTGTTCTGCAGCGCCAGTACGGAGCGTGCATCAGCGGCGCTATAGCCCACAGCAGTCATCAAGTCATAGGCGCCTCGGTAGTCCGTGGAGCTATAGATTTGATTTAAGATGTCTTGATCCGTGGTTTGATCAATACCAAGATCGGTGCTGTCAGGATCGTTAGACAGATCCTTGTCGATCAGCAGTTCAGGGCCGATTGCAATTCGCAACGATTCGATGCCGCGCTCATTTGTCAGCATCGGCAGAGTCGGTTCCCATTCATCCAGCGAAAACGATGAATAGCTATCGTTGCGCTTGGAGCGATAGACGCGGTTGGAATTCAGCGCAGGTGTGCCAACACGGTAGTACGCATCTGGAGTGAAGCTCGTGGCGGAGTCACCAGGACGCAGCACGAGGCTAAAACGACTGGTAGAAACGCCGCCGGTGTTGTTGACTGTCGATTCCGAGACAAGAAATACTTGCCCCGCGCCATTGGTTGGATCCAGTTGGTTGGCAACGTTGCTCTTACCGCCCAAACGGACGACAAAATTGCCCACTGGACGACGGGTGGAAGCAGGTGCGCTGTTTTCTACGACCAGCGAATACTTGCGCTCATCTGGCGTGCGTGTATCAATTAAGCGGCGAATGTAGACGCGGTTACCGACAAGCACCGCAGGATCCATCGTGGTGATATTGTTGATTGCTAAGTCACCACTGGGATTGACATTGATCAGTGTGGGGCTGCCTTCTGCCCAAGGCGTAGCAGCAAGTTTGGCCCTCACGTCAATCGCACTCGATGCCTCCTTGTCGCCTGGCACATAACCAGGCCCTGTGTCACGACTGCGGTTTTCGATCCAGATGTAGTCGTCTTGCTTCAAGCTGTAGCCGTAACGTCCGAAGGTCAGGTCAGGGTCAAAAGGAGTATCAAGCGTGATGACGCCTGTGCCACTGTTATACGAAGCGACAGTGCCAATCGTGATCTGACGAATGTTGCTGCCGTCAGTACGCACTTTCAACGCACGACGAAGTTCCTTCATCAGGAAGCCTTGGTCTTGCGTGAAGGCGCCACCAGCAGTGCCAATGCCACGGAAGCCAGAAGACAGCAGCGCAGTTAGGCCGAAGTTGCTGTTGCTATTAGTGATGGTGCATTCGCCACCACTTGCTGTCCAATGGTGAACAGCATCGCCAATCACAAAGCAGCTAACTTCTTGCAGGATTGAGTTGTTAATGCACTTAAAGCCGAAGCTGCGGTAGTCAATCTCATAGCAGCCAGTCGAATGGTTGATGTCGCCCGCAATGCGATAACGAACATCATTGATATTCGATGCGATGTACGCAGCGTAATTAGCAGGAACGCTCCAACTGCCGCCTGAGTAAACCTCCCAAGCGTTCATATCCTTTTGCAAAGACACGTTGGTGAACTGTGCCACCACCATGCTCTTGAAGCCGGTGACTTTATCACCGTCAAGGAACATGCCGCACATTCCATAGTCGGAGCGCAGCGAACAGTTGAAGATATAAGGCGAACTACCGCGTGTGGAGTCAACAGCAGACGTTGCAGTGCCGTCGGGATAGACCGTGGTGATTTGCGTTTCACCAGGATTGACGATGCCAATATCAGAAGGGTTGAGTCCAAATGCCGTGGCAATTTTGTTGTAATACGCGGTCAGCTCAGCATCGCCACAGAATTCAAACGCCGACAGCATGTGATGCGACGTTGTAATGCCAATCGCATCCTTGAAAGTGAAGTTGAAAAAGAACGAGCCGCCCGTTGCCTTGAAAATCGCGCCGCGTTCTGTAGACGGGTTCAGATTGGGCGCCGGCACCGTACTGGGACGAATGACGCTCTTGCGCAGGTCTTCGCCGACGATGCTGACGCCACGCGGCAGGATCACGCCAATGGTGCTGCCATTGAAAGCACGAAGGTTCTCGGCAGTGGGCGAGAACGAAGAGCCCCACGAGCTGACGGTTTCGGCGCCTGCTGTGGCATTGTCAATGATGTGCTCCCCGGGCGACACGCGAATCACAACGCGGTCGTAGAGATCATTATTGACGCCTGCGATGATGGAGAGGCGTGCGGCTTCGATCAAGGCACGCTGTAGCGTCTTGAACGGCGCTGTCTTGGAATAGCCAGCAGTGATCTGCTGGTTGGTCAGAACAGGTGTGGCAGTGCCGTCAGCCACGCCACTTTCCCAGTCGTCGGTGCCGATCTCGGGGTCGACGTACAGACACGTGGTGCTGACACCTTGAGCTGTACCGCCGGAGTAGCGACGGGCGGCTACGGCAATGGCAGCGATCTGTTCGCGGAATTGAGCCTGCGTGACATCAATGTCGTCGATCGCGCCGGCTTGCCCAGGGAGAACGATGGCTGCCACGGATACACCTATGCTATGTGCCCATCTTAAGCTCGATGGATCCTGTGGTCACGAACTTGGCAGTGCCCACAATGATTTCATCTGCTCGTGTGTTTACAGCACTGTTTGTAATTAGTATATCACACTTATAGTACAGATCACCTGGTGCTAACTGCCCACAGGATTCAGGTCTAGCGTTTATCATATAAAATTCAGCTTCTGCTTTTGACCCTTTTTCCGTCAGCAGCAATAGCTGCATTAAAGCCGTAGAGTCATAACTACCTTCGTTGGTTGTTCGCTCTACGATAAAGTCAAAGCTACCGCCACCACTTACAATAGATTTAATGTTATCTCCAAAGGTTTGCCCGACTGCAGTTGTATCGATATTCTCCGCATTAAGCTCAATACTCCACTGCTGCAGCTGCCCTTGTATCAACCAAGGAAACCCATTGATCCAACGTCGAGGTTGCAGGTCGGCGTTGTCATATTCGGTTGTACCCGCTACTGGCTGCTCGTACAAAGGGGCATAGTCACAGATGCTGGCCAGTGTGACTTCATCACGGACATCGCTGAAGCGGTAGTCGCCTGCAGCGGCTACGCACTCGGCAATAGCGTTGTCGTACTCCTCAGTACCGGCGGCGGACACGACAAGGAAGTCGAACGCCAGGGAGCGCAGGTCGATACGGTTAGCAGTGCTACCTGCGAGAGCGGCGGCACGGGTGGTGTAAAAGCTGATGCGATCAAGCTGATCACGATAGATATAGTAAGTAGCGCTGTTGATAGGAGCACCACGATTGTAGAAGTAAGCGGAATCTGATTGATAATAATTGTCGCTCTCGGAAGACACATGGTTACGGTTGCTCCCTAGCTCCCAGACAGATCCGAAGTAGCAGCCAACGCCGTTGGGAAGCGCATCGGTGGACAGAGGTAGCCCGTCTGGCGAGAACAGCCGTACTTCGTCCCCGTTCCAGTAGTCCTGATTGCGCACCAGAAACACATCGATGTCCGGCCGCATAGCGACCTGGGGCAGCACCAGCGGGTCAGGCGCTTCGCGACGGAGCCTGACAATCCCGTTGACACCAAGGACCGCCATCAGAAGCCACCAGATAAGGCGCCGGACACCTGGAAGGTCACAGAGCAGACCTGAATGTCGCCAACGCTGACGCTGGGGGAAGCTCCGGTCAAGAATGCGGTACAGCCCAAGGTCTTACCGCCGGCTTGATCGAGTACGAAGCCCACTGACTGGGCCACAGATGCGTCATTGCTGAGGATGCTGTTGAGCAGGGCAGCGGCCTGGCCTTCATTCGGGTCGTACATCAGCTCGGCACTGCCAGTGCTCCCCCGGAGACCCGGGGTGTAGGTGCGATCACTGAGCCCGAGACTGGTGGTTTCGAGTGCGTCCTTGTTAATGCTCAGCGACCACGATCGGACTTTGCCCACCGTGGCACCATTCCACTGCAGTGCGCCGTTTTTACCAGTAAGGACCGCCAAGACTCGCTCCAAGCTGTTGTCAGCTTAGCTAGGCGTCGCGGGTGGCTTCTAAGGAGACGCGGACGCTGCTGATGCCGGGCACGACACGTGCAACCTGCGGTGGTTCAGCGAAGTGCCAATTAAGATCATCACCGCCAGCTTCAAGGTAAGCAACGAGATCTGAGTCGGCACCAGCAAAGGTTTCTGTGGGTATCGTTATTTCATTAGTTTGCCCTTTCGAGGCAGTCCAACTAGCTATAAATTCAGCGGCGTTTGTATCTGTAATGTTGTCGTAGCTAAGGCTTAGCGTCGCACGCGAACCTCGGTTGCCGAACAAACGGCGGGATACGACACCACTGAGTGACGTGTTTGCTTTCACCGGGAACTCAGGTGCTGTGAAAGACATTGCCGTAGGCGTTAGTGCTGGAAGACTCGCCATCAGACTGTCACCCAATAGGAAGGATCACTCCACTCAGCGTAGAGCTGCAGCGTGCCATCCTCTAGCAGAGGAGTATGCACTGCTTCAATTTGGTAGCCGTCCTCGGAGGGCGTGATGGAGTCGATGCGGTACGTGCGCGTGACGATCTCGGAGGTCTTCACCGTGAAGACAATGCCGGCAGGAGATGCGCTTGTGCCGTCGCCGGTGACCTGCAGCTGGCCTTCCACGACCTCGGCGGCTTGTTCGCCTGTCCAGTACAGCACGGTGTAGCTGCCGTCGGACATCGGGGTGGACGACACAAGCTTGCCGTCGCCGGTGACGGCGCCATTGACGAATTGGTTGTAGTGCGTGTAGTCCAGCGCAACTTTGATGAAGTCGCCAGGTGCGAGAGAGCTAGTCAACGCCTCGTAGGTGGTCTGGATCTTGACTGTGTGATCACTGAGGCGGCGGGCTCCAATGATGTAGCGGGTGGCTTTGACAGCGTGGTTGTCACTAGTGCAGTAGTCGGAGAGATCGATGCTCTCGATTGGGCCTTCACCCCACTGCGCATGACGAATCAGGAGCTCTTGAGGCTCGGGGAACAAACCGTAGGCAGGGTCGGAACTCTCGGAGGGCACAGCGCCGCCGTAGCGCTCCGAG